CGGCAATCGTCGATGAACTGGCGATAGAGGCCCTCGCTGCGCAGCGGAATACGGTGTGCCTCGTCGACCAGGAGCAGGTCGAACTTGCCCAGGTCGTGGGCGCGCTTCGCCACGCTCTGGATCTGGCAAAACAGGATCTTGTCGAACCGGTCGCGCCGGCGCAGGCCTGCGGCATAAATGCCCATGGGCGCCTCGGGCCAGAACGCGCGCAGCTTGGCGCTGTTCTGCTCGACCAGTTCCTGGACATGGGCGACGATGCCGACGCGGCCGTTCCAGGCTTGCACGGCCTCGGACGCGATGGCTGCCATGAGCGGCGACTTGCCCGCGCCGGTCGGCAGCACGAGGGCAGGGTTGCCGTCGCGGTGGCGCAGGTAGTCCCAGCAGGCCGCCAGGGCGTCGGACTGGTAGGGGCGGAGCTGCATCACGCCGCCCTCTTGCCCGAATACACGCGGTGCTTGTGCGCGCGGCTGCCCTTGATGCGCCGCTCCCTCATGGCCTCCATCAGGTCGGCCTCAATCATGCCCCACAGCGCGAAGCGGCCTTCGCGGGGGCGGTACACACCCACCAGCTCGTCGGGGATGGCGTAGTCGGCCCGCTCGACCGTCACGGAGCCGTCCGGCGCCAGGCACACGGCGCGCGGCGAGGCTGCCTCGGCAATGCGCTCGGCGGCGCGGTCGGCGGCGGCGCTCACGGTGATCAGGCCGATGCGGCCGCAGGCGTGCTCGGTCATGCTGCTTTCCTCAGGTCTTGGGCCAGGCTCAGCCCTCGGGCGTCGGCGTAGGCGAGGATGAACTGGCGCGCCGCTTCGGCGTTGATCGCGTTGCCGTAGGCGCGCAGGCGTCCCACGCGGCTGGCAGCCCCATGAGCCAGCGGGAATGTGCCGGGTTCAACTGGCCGCCACTTTTCATCTGTGCATCCGAGCCAGTCAGCAGCTCGCCAGAAACCGTTAGTCGGGCCGGGCCGGGCTCGAATATCGTCATGGCCTGAGCCAGCGTCAGGCCGAAGCCGTTCCCGTTGCCCGTCGATTCCTTGCACTTGGCCCGTCGCGCCATCAATGCGTCCTTGTTGGCGTGACCGAACTCGTTCGCGCTCGGCGTCGGCCATCCCGCCAGCGCCACCGTCTTGCGGCTGCTGTCGTTGTTCCCCGCCGCGTTGTTGCCGTTCTGCGCTGGGGTGCCGGCCATCGGGATCGGCCAGCCAGCCAGGAGCGCCATCGCCGTCAGCGGCTTGCCGCGCGGATGCGCCCAACGCTTCTCGTTGAACTCGTCCGTCGCGGACTCGCTGCGGAAATCCCGCGCTGCCGGTGTCGGCCATGCCGCCAGCTTCGCCGCACCGGGCAGCTTCCAGAAGATCGGCCGCGATCCGTCCGCCTTCTTCGGCCCGTAGCAGTACCCGCTCCCCAACTCGTCGTTGCTGATCGGTGTCGGCCACCCAGTACGCTCGGTCGCGGATATGCGGGGCACCGATGCCCGCAGACGGGAACGGGACACACCCGAAGGCGTAACCCATGCCTTCCAGGTCAGCGTGTACAAGGTCGACCCAAGGGTCTGCGTCCTTGCTCGCAACCTGCTCTCCAAAGATGACTGGAGGTCGGCACTGCGCGATGAGGTGCGCCCAGGCGGGCCATAGATGCCGCTCGTCTGCAAACCCAGCGCCTTTACCTGCCGCGCTGAAAGGCTGGCAAGGGCACGAGCCAGTCCATGCGGGTCGACTATCTGGCCACCCGGCAGCACGCAGGGCATAGGACCAGATACCGATTCCGGCAAAGAAGTGACATTGGGTGTAGCCGGCAAGGTCGGCGGGGGTGACATCCTCGATGCTCCTTTCGTCCACGTCGCCCGGCGCGATGTGCCCGGCGGCGATCAGGTTGCGCAGCCACTGGGCGGCGTAGGGGTCGATTTCGTTGTAGTAGGCCCGGGAGCTCACGCTGCCTTCTCCACCGGCACGAACCGCCCATCGAACGCATCGCGGATCTCGGTCGCGGCCGAATCGCGCAGCAGCGCCGGCGTCGACGCGGCGAGCTCCGTGCTTTCGAACGAGCCAGGCCCGCGCTTGCCATTGCGGAACACGAAGCCATCGGCGGCGATGTACTCGACCCAGCCCTCTTGCTCGCTGGCGTCCGTCGCCTCGCCCCAGCGCTTCAGGAGCGCGGGGACAAACAGATGCGACGCACAACCGCGGCGCTGAGCATCCAGCGGCACGTCCGCGCCGTACTTGGCGCAGCTCCAGCGGCCGTCGCCTTCGCGTTCGGGCGTGGCATGCAGGCAGGTGCGGCAGGACACCGCCGGCAGCTTGGCCGTGTGACAAACCACAGCCGCCGGGCAGAACTTGCATTTGAAGAACGCTGCATCCTCGCTCAGTCGCGCCGGCGGCTCCTGGGCGAACACCACCCGCTCGGCCTTGGCCTCCAAGGCGTCGGCGGCCTGCTCGTCCAGGTGCACGCGCTCGGCATAGAGCTCGTCGGTGTCCTTGTTCACGGCCAGGTACAGCGCGCGGTCGAGCTGCGACCAGCGCATGTAGAGCGTCATCTGCGCGTAATGCTCGGGCTTGGCCTTGGCCACGCCGTCCTTTTGCAACAGCGCGAAGCTCTTGGCGTTGTGCGTCTTGCACTCCAGGACGTGGTAGGTCTTGGGCGCCTCGGGGATGCCGCGCACCACGCCATCCAGACCGCCGGCGACATGGCCACCGCAGGACTTGAAGCGGAACTGCTCGCCGGTGGCCGGGTCGATGTCGTAGACCTCGCAGCCGATGGCGCGCAGCTCCTGCACGAACACCGCTTCCTCGCGCTGGCCGCGTTCGAACAGGCGCAGCATGCGACCGTCGAAGCTCTCGCCACCGTAGGCCCAGCGGAAGCCGTACCACAGCGCGCGCTCGCACTCCTTGCCGATCACGCTGCCGCCCAGGTAGGCGCGCGGCGGGGTCAGCTTGCCGGCGTGCCAGGCGTAGATCGCCTCGACCGTCTGGCTTTTCGGCTTGTCGGGTAGCAGTGCCATGTGCGGGTGCTCGTTTGGAATGGGTGCCGCAGATAACGCGCTGCGGCGCCGCGTTCGGGGGAAGTGCCGGTGCTAGGTCTAGGCGTCCGGCGAAGCCCAGGAGTCGCGCTTCCGTGCGCTGGTGCCTAGCTAACGCTTGGTAGCTCAGGCCGCGCGCTGCCAGGGCGGGGTGGAGTCGGCGGAATTGGTGGCGGCGGCTGCGCTCGACTGCGCCGGCGCGTTCCCGCTGGCCTTGTAGGCTTTGATCTCGTTGCTGTCGGCGTAGCCTTCGCGGCGCGAGACCTCGACGCGGATCACCATCGGCTTGTAGTGCAGCTCCTGGGTGTCGCGGATCTGCAGCTTGCCGGCGGCGCGGCAGATGGCCGACAGGTCGCGCTGGGCGATCTCGACGGCCTTCGGGTTCGGGTTGTCCAGGTTCAGCCGCGCCCAGACGCGCCGGCCCTTGCAGTCGCCTTCCATGACCTCGAAGGTCAGTTCGGCGTACTGGCCGTTGTTGGCCTTGGTGGGCTTCATGTCGCTGTCGACGATCTGTGCCAGGTACTCGCCGGCTGGGAGCGCCGAGAAGTCCTCGCGGGGGGCGACGGTGGTCGCGTCGAAACTGCCGATGTTTGCCATGTGCGTGTGCCTCGTTCGTTGGTGGTGGTGCGTGATTACGCCGCCTGCGCGGCCGGGGTCATGGCGCCCATGAGGGCGTCCCACGAAAGGTCGATCGTGTCGGGCATGCCGTAGCGGTTGCCGGCGATGAAGCTGGGCTTGGCGTTGACGTGCAGGACGCGCCGGCCCGTGCCGATGCCGCGTGCGCGGGTGTTGAAGCCGGTCGATTCCTTCTTGATCGCCACTTCTTCCTGGGCGAAGCCGATGATGTCGGCCCACTCGATGGCCAGGCCGAGCGGGCCTTTCTGCAACTTGAGCTCGTAGCGGTCGAACGCCTCGACGTCCGGCGCTTCGAAGCGCTTCACCGCGCTGTGCGCGATCAGGACGATGGCCTTGCCGTGCTTGGTGCGCAGGTCGTTCAGCGCGTCGAAGAACAGGCGCCAGTCGGCGTTTGCTTCGATGTAGCCCTTGCCGTAGCCGGGCTGTTCGATCGACTTCCAGCCGTTGCGCTTGCAGGCGTGCTCCCACACCAGCGGCTCCAGCCAGTCCAGCGAATCGACGACCGCGGTTCCGAAGTCGGACGCCTTCACCGCCTCGATGGCCTCCATGACCTGGGCGAAGCTGGTGAGCAGCGGAAAGCTGTCCGTCTCGATGCCGGACAGACCATCTTCGAGCGGCAGGAACACCGGCTTGTAAGCGCCGGCAGCGAAGGTGGACTTACCGACCTTCTGCGCGCCATGCACGACAACGCGCGGCGGCAGGCTGTTGCGGGTGGTGCGGCTGATGCTTGCGAGGGAAATGCTCATGCGTTGGGCTCCTTAGCCAGTTCGTTCATCAGGCGGTCGGCGTACGCGACCGCCACTTCAGGCACTTCGTCGAGATCCGCGGCGCCGCCGGCCAACATCCCCTGCATGGCGGCGATGGCTGCGGCCTCGCGCTTCGTGAGCCCCGGCGAATTGACCGGGTGCTCGACGATCGTCATGGGGTAGGCCGATCGGCCGCCGAGTTCTCGCGCGTCCATCACGCGGCCTGCTGCAGCTGCGCGACCGGCTCGACCTTGACGCTCGGCTTGGCCGGCTTGGCGGTGATTGCCTGGGCGAGCAGGGCGTAGGCCTGCGGCTCATTGCTCTGCAGGTAGCGCAGGCCGGGCAGCTGCAGCGCGGGCTTGTAGGTGATCGCCTGCTCGAACAGCGCGGCCGGCACCTGATCCTTGATGGCCGCGAGTGCTGCCGCATCCAGCGTCCGATTGACGCCGAAGGTGATCGACACCTTGTAGCTCTCGCCGGCGTGGGTGACGCTGCCCTCGTCCTTGCTCGGAAGCAGGGCGAGAAGCGCGCGCTCGGCTTCCACGCGTGCCTCGGTGGCGCGCTGTTCCTGCATCTTGGCCAGCGTCAGGAACGCGGCCGCTTCGTCGATGGGGTTCATGGTCAGACTCCGATAGAACGTGCGAGCCAGGCGAGGCCCGCGATCAATGCGTCGATGGCGAGAAGGAACCGCGCGAAGCGCGCCCACTCGGCCCGGTTCACGCCGCAGCACTCACGACGGGCGGCGGGGTTTCGTCGTTGGCTGCGATGCCGGCGACGATGCGGACGATCAGGGGCGTGGTCGCCATCAGATCCACGGGGCGATTGAGGGCCGGGGTGGTCATGCGGCGGCCTCCGCCTCAGCCAGCCGACGCATGTCGTCCAGCGCTTCTTGGTTGGAGCAGTAGAAGTCCGGAACGCGCTCAAGCTTCGGATCGCTCGCCATGTAGATCAGCGCAGCGGCGGCGGGCGTGCCGTATGCCCACTCAAGGGCGCGGCCACCCTCGCCAGCCAGCGCGACAACCCACCCGGCGCGGCAGTGCGTCGTTTCGCACGTATGCCAATGGCCCATATCGAGTGCTTGCGGCTTCGATGCTGCCCCGTAGACGGCGGAATGGATGTTCTTGATCTTTACCGGGCAACCGCGCAGGTCGGCACCGCGCAGGACGGCACCGCTCAGGTCGGCATCGCGCAGGTCGGCACCGCGCAGGACGGCACCGCTCAGGTCGGCATCGCTCAGGTCGGCACCGCGCAGGACGGCACCGCTCAGGTCGGCATCGCGCAGGTCGGCACCGCGCAGGACGGCACCGCTCAGGTCGGCATCGCGCAGGACGGCATCGCGCAGGTCGGCACCGCTCAGGACGGCGCCGCGCAGGTCGGCGCCGCGCAGGTCGGCACCGCTCAGGTCGGCATCGCGCAGGACGGCATCGCGCAGGTCGGCACCGCTCAGGTCGGCATCGCGCAGGACGGCATCGCGCAGGACGGCACCGCTCAGGTCGGCATCGCGCAGGACGGCATCGCGCAGGTCGGCATCGCGCAGGACGGCATCGCGCTCCTTCGCCTTCTTGACCGCAAAGCCAAGCTGGAAGCCATAGGACATGCCGGCAACCTCGGCGCTCAGCTCGCAAGAGAACTGCACAGCGCCGGACCAGCGATTACGGATTTCGAAGTTCATCTCT